TCCCGACCCGACCCGACATCGAGCGGCCATAAAAAAAGGGTGACCCGAAGGTCACCCCGACTAGGTGAGGTCGCGCCTAGTCTAAGCGGCAAGCCCGACCTTTTGAGATTGGGCGTTGAGTAGGTAGGTAGTTGCGGCTTGCGCCTTGGCCGAAGCTTTTTGTATAGAGCTAGGCTTGTCTTTCAATTCCTTAATCCATGAGTTGAGATACTTGGCGTGATCTTCTCTTGGCGTCGGTGATATGCCAAGCGATGCGGCCAGCATAGCAGAACCCATTTCCGCTATTAATTCCTCAAAAGCGTACCCCTCATTTCTATCTAGTCTTGTCTTGTGTTTTGTCCAATGCGTAATCTCATGGCCTAACGTGCAAGCGTAAGCTTCCGCGCTTTCAAACTGCTCTATGCGTGGCATGTTCACATAGTCAGGATCAGGGGCATAGAATGCTTGCGCTAGGTCTACGTTCCGCACATCCACGCCAACATCTGACGCTAACGTATCCATGGCCGTATTTGGATTGGCTGTAAACTCTGGAACGTCTTTTATATCCAATGGCGTATAGTCTGCAATTTGTTCCGCATTAAATACAGTGTACAATTTAAGAGTACGCCAAGCTTTGGTTTCCTCTTGGCCGTTGTCGTTCTCAATGGTTTTTGTTCCAGACTTGTAAAAGGTTATGTGTGTGCCTTTTTGTCCCTTGGCTACGCTGTAACCTTTTCTGCGCCAAGCTTTGAACGTGCCGAATTCGTTAGAACTCCATCCTTGGGACATGCGCGACATCCCCAAAATGAGCGTATTAAATCCAGTGTAGCTCTTGCCACTATCTATAGAAAAGGGACCGCGACCACCTATCGGTGCCCAAGACTTGCACCAATCAACGCCGCTAGTTTCCATGGCGGCTATTACTTGGCGCGACACTTTCTCAAATAACTCTGTAGTATGCATTTGTTTAGACCTCTAATTGATTGTTGACTAGGTGAAGTATATGAAATAGGATGATGTCATGTCAACAACAAAATAGTGAGGAGTAGGACCATGACAGCGGAAGAGGCCATTAAACTAGTGGAAGCCGCTCTGGATAACCACTGGCTAAATTTACACGAGGGGCCAGGTCCTGAGTATCAAAAGGACGCAGACGAATTCGAAGCGGCGTTGGCCCTAGTGAAGGTAGTGGCAGAATGAACATCTCAGAAAAAGCAGTTGCTACTTGTATCAACGCTCTAGATATTCTGATTGAAAATTCAGAAGAGACTGTTGTTTGCATAGTAGGCCACGATCTAGACTCAGACTATCTCAAGCAAGTAGTGGCAGACGGCCCTACTGACAAAATAGATGCTTTTGAAATAGCCGAAATACAAGAGTTTATAGACCGCTGCGAAGCATTGGCAGAACTTATGAACATCAAGAAAAAGTTATAGCATAACCAATCTGTCACCATATCTAGGGAGCGGCGGTTGCTGCTCCCTTTTTTATGGGCGACAATAGCTCATGTCTGATTTTATTATAGATGACCATGGCTCGATAGTTCTACTGAGGCCAGAGAGCCAGGACGCCCTCGAATGGATCGCTGAAAACATTGGCTCGCCGCTGCCCTGGTTCGCCGGAGGGATTGCCCTGTCCCCAGCTGTTATCCCCTCCCTGCTATGCTGTATCCTGGACGATAACCTTAGTTGGGAACCCGACTCCCCGACCCGACACTAACCCGACCCGACCACCCAGCACTGGGCAAAAAAAATGGGCCGAACCCGAAGGCCCGACCCTAGTCAACACTCTTAAACTACCACGAAGCCTGATAAAAGAGTTTATGCCTCCACGACTTAGCATGTTTTTCTAACCACCTAGCCGCTTTCCTAAATTGCTCTGCGTCCTCTTTTTTTGTTTCTTCGTGCCACTCCGACTTGCCGAAGAAGAACCCTTCCGTGTGCGGCAACTCATCTTTTAGTAATGCATCAGCTACCTGATTACACTCTTCGGCGGTAAGATATATCTTCTGACACTTGTCTTCACCGTCTGCAAAAGTATTAACTATGTACCCATGCAGATCAGGATGCTTACGCCAGTAACCACATTCTAGGCGGCTACTCTGGACGGGGTAGCAGTCTATCTTTTCGCGTGGATCGTCAGGGTTTGGGGTATTATTAAAAGATGCACCTTCGTGGTAGACCTCTCCTACTAAATACATATCTAATCCCATAACTTGAACCTCTTCTATTGGTTATTGACTATCCCTAAGATATGGCATAGGATGATTGAAGTCAACAACAAAAGAGAGGTTACAGCGATGTACCAAGTAAAGAAGATTAGACTCTTCAATGGAAGAAAAGGTGGAGGTTTTAACTGCAACCTATATCGCGGAAACGCCAAAGTAGCAGAAGTTATAGAAGAGGGTTCTGGGCGCGAAGTTAGCTTTAATTGGACTGACCAAGGATTAACAAGAGTGAGAACAAACGGAATAGACTACAAGGACGAACCAAGAGTTTTCAAAGACACACCAGAGGAGAGTTTATTTAGAACTTATTGTCTTGGTCTGCCGAAGTGGGATTGTAACGGAAAAATGGTTCATACGAATATGGACATAGCCATACACGATCTGGTCAACAACGCACTAGCCGCTAAAGAGTGCAAACGAAACGGACACAGGGACACAGGTCGTGGCGTCTGCGCTAATTGTGAAACATTCTTGCCCTCTTCGGATGGCGAGCATTGGGCATAAGGGAGGAGGTGGGGAGCGATCCCCACCTTAATTTTTGCATGGAAAAAATAGAACTAACAAAAGAACAGATCATGTATATTGCGGCCTATTTGGATGAGGAATTGGAAACCCAAGTTCCTCTTCCACCCTCCTACCTTATTTTAGAGGGTGCAATTGACGCATTTAACGGTGGGGCTAGATAAATGAAAAAAATTCTAGACCCAGATTTAGAACTAGCTGGTCAACGGCTGGGGGCTGTCAGCTCCCTGCTGCCGAACCTCGAACATATGTCTTGGGCCTACAACTTCTGGCGACAGACCCAGGCCCGACTCCAACGGACCATGGCCCGACTTGACCAGGAGAGAGCTCCCGACTAACCTTGGGACTCCTCCCGACCCGGCCATAACATCCCCTCCATTGGCCGGGTTACATTGACCCCGACCGTCTGGGTTTATTTGCCTTTACCAGATGGCCGGGGTTCTTTTTTATCCCGACCAGGCTTGACCAGGATATAAAACCATGATCTAATGCATCAACAGTCAACAATCATTGAGGTGCATTATGAAAATTAGGTTTGCTAGGTTTTTCAGCACAGATAGCGCCAAAGCTATCAAAGCTGACAAGTATGGTTCTCTTAATGGCATAAACTACATGGCGCCACACACTACTGGTGGTGTCGGTAACCTGTGCCCAAAGTCAAGCCCAGGTTGCAGATCGCTGTGTTTAGGGATCTACAGTGGACAGGCTGCAATGGTTAAAGATATTGAAGCCGGAACCAATAGCGTAAGAGATAGCCGACAACGCAAGGCGCAATACTTTATGAGTGATCGCAAAGCGTTTATGGCTGAAATGACTTGGCATATTCGCAAGCTGGTCAAGCAATCGGACAAGCAGAATAAAAATCTAGTTATCCGTCCCAATGGTTCAACGGATATATCGTTTGAACGCATTGCGGCTGAAAACGGAAAACCGTTGCCTTTTGTGTTTCCGTCCGTCCAGTTTGTAGACTACACCAAAATCCTGGCGCGGGTGTTATCCAAAACCAAGCCGGACAACTACCATTTGACGTTTAGCCTATCAGAAGAAAACCTGGACGAAGCTAAACAAGTTTTGAAAGCTGGGTTCAATGTCGCCGTAGTATTTGGCCACGGGCTGCCCAAAAAGTACTTAGGGCATGAAGTAATAGATGGTACACTGCACGACCTACGCCAGTTAGATCCGTCCCCAGTTATCGTGGGGCTAGATCCGAAAGGCGCAAAAGCTAAAAACGACACCACAGGTTTTGTGGTTCGCAACTACTAGGAGGGGAACTAAGATGACTGACAAAACAACAACCAGATATTCTGGCGAACATCCAGATGACAGATTTACGGCGGCTCCATTCTACCATGAATGCAACGTATGCAAGGGGGAGCATATAGCCGGATGGGGAATTTGGGACATTGGGGAGAAAGATTGGATACTCGCAGACGGATTTGAAAGCGAAGACGAGGCTACAGCAATAGCAAGACCCTTTAACGAATGGGCAGCTGAGAAAGGTCTATAAAAGGTTCCCGGCGCCGGGTTGTTGACTGCTACTTTAGGCGCTGGCGCAGCGGGGTTTTTGACCTCTTCCCCGCTCGAGAGCTCCCACCCTGCTGACATGCCTGGGTGGGAGCTTTTTTATACCCCAGGCCCCGGCCATGTTACCGATCCCCCATCGTCCCCGGTTCCCGAACCACTGTCCCCCGACCCGACCCGACTGAGCCCCGACCCCGAACCATGGTTCATGATCCCGACCCGACCCCGACTGACCTCGAGCATCCGATCCAGGAGCCCCGACCAATCCGACCCCGACCAAAGGCATGGGACCCCGGACCCCGACCCGACTCCCGACAGTCCATGCATCACTAACCCCCGACCTTGGTCCCCCCCAAACAAATATAGGTTGGGGGAAGAGAGGGGGTGGACTAAGAAGAAACTTACGCCTCCAGATTTATAATAGGCGAAATTCCACGCTACTTGATGCGATGAGATATTAATTCGGTTGTTTTTTGTTACCTTAAGTTCCACCCAGAAGGGTACGCTCTCAGCACACACATGAACGTCTGGTATCCCGCCGCCATAGCGGTTTTCAATCCGTGTGGTGTTCCAATGTTTTGGTATTTTCGCCTTCAGACGATTCCACAGAAGTGTCTCCGCTTTCTGCGCCATCTATCACCTTATAATCTGCCTCAATAAAAGCGCCGGGGTGAGACTTGCGAAGTTCCGAAAGTCTGCCTTCTATCTCTTCACGGCTCATGTTTTCAATAGCGTGAAAATGATTTGTTTCTCTTCTATCGGTTGTCAGCCCACCCAGTGCCGCACGTGTCTTCTCTGCATTTATGGCAGCAGAGAAATGTCCCGCCTCTTCCGCGTTAACAGACAAGTCCCTAAGTCGTTTCAACTGACCCATCAAAGTCACGCCATATTTGCGTTCCTTCTCTTCTCTTAGCTCAGTTATATATTCCGCAACATGGGGAAACAAACTGGCATCCAAAAGTTTATGCGCCTGTATCCTGGCCACTCCATTCGTATCAGTGTAACCAGCTAATCGAGCGCATTCCGCATTTGAGTGCGTCCCATCAACAAAATGCTTGGCAAACTCTTTTTGCCTATTCGTCAGCTTGCGGCCATGAGACTCTTCAATCTCTTCCGCTCTTTTATCGATCTTCCTCTTCATAACGGCTCCTATATAGCACCAATTTGATATTATATTTTATTTTTTCAAAATTCAAAATGCCCTACGGCTAGGAAAAAGTGGGACGATACTGGTCTTTTTGGGACGGTGTGGGACGAGAATCATGAAATGTGGGACGAGGATATTTGGCCGTGTTCCGGGGTTTTTTATCCATTTTCCACTGTTCGTCCCACTTGTCGCACTTTTTTTCACATTTTTTTCGTTTTTAAATTCTTTTTTTTCAAATTGCTACTATATACCGGGCCGAGGTCATCGAACCGTCTACCTGTGGCCTTAATCTTCTGGCTAAAGAGCCTGTCCCACGCAACTAGGGTTTCGCTACGCTCTCCATCCTGTGCGTAAAGTTTGTCCTGTAGGCTACGGCCTGTCATAGCTACCTCTTGACACCATCTATCGGTTTTGCTACGTTTCCTAATGAAAGTAGAACTAACAGAGGAAAAAGTCATGTCAAAATCTATCACAAAATTTGATAAGCCCACCCTCACGATGGTGCGTAAGGAAATTCAATCTTCATTGGACGACCTGCAAAAGAAACTGGGCATCCAGTTGAAAATCGGAAATATGCGTTTTGATGCCAGTACGTTTACTACAAAACTAGAGGCATCCTTGGTTGGCCATGATCCATTGGCAGAGGAATGGGAAAAATACGCCCATTTGTTTGATCTGGATGTAACGTGGATAGGGAAGAAATTCCTCTCTAATTCAGAGATGCATACCATTATTGGTTTGGATACCAAGAAGAGAAAGTATCCTGTTATAACAGCTTGCGATGGCAAGAAGTACAAGTTTCCAGCGGACATCATTGTAGAAAGGATGTCGGCATAATGAAAAACCAAGTCATATCTCTGTATGATTACACGGGCGAAGCTCTTCGTCCATGGGCAGAGGCTGGATATGAGTGCTTCGCGTATGACATCCAGCATGAAGGTCAGCGAACGAAGAGCATAGGAGACTCCTTCTCCCGATACATCACATATGTCCACGCTGACCTTTATAAGCCGAATACCCTTATGGATATTCTTGTACGCCATGGAGCAAACAACGTGGCCTTCCTGTCGGCGTTCCCCCCTTGCACAGACCTAGCCAGCGCGGGTGCGCCATCTTGGAAAAAGAAGGCGCAAGCCAATCCACATTTCCAGACAGAAGCTGTTAGTCGATTGAAAGAAGCCGCTATCTTGGCGGAAGCGTTCCGTTGTCCATTTTATATTGAGAACCCAAACGGGGCCGTTCCACGACTGTGGCGTAAACCTGATTACCGTTTTGATCCATACCAGTATGGCGGGTATCTGCCAGAGGACGATGTGCATCCAAGATATCCAGAGGTCATTCCCCCACGGGATGCGTACAGGAAACGCACTTGCCTGTGGACGGGATGCGGATTTCGGATGCCTGATCCAAGGCCCGTGGAATACGAAAATGTTAAATGCATTCCTAAGAACCCTCTTAAAGGGGAAAACTACTCCCCCGTCCATGCGAAGACGGGCGGGAAATCTTTACGAACCAAGAACATCCGTTCCGCAACCCCGCGTGGGTTTGCCAAGGCGGTGTATGAGGAGAACCATGCCTAGAAGCAGTGTTAAAGGAAAGGAAATCCACAACCGCTTTGATGGTTCACAGAGCGGAAGGTTTGGGGGGCATATCGTCCATTGTCGTTTGAGCGTTGGCCTCCCAAAAGACCTCGATGACTTTTTAACCAGGAAATCCTCTGCGCTAAAGATAGGGAAAGCAGAGATAATCCGAAGACTACTGATAAAGGAAAGGGATAATGACTAAAGACAAACTTGTTCCGTGTCCCTCATGTAGTGGGAATGGATACATCCGAAATCCACCAAGTGATCCAGACGTAAAAGGTCTGAGCGTGGACCAATGTCAACTGTGCGATAGCGAAGGCGAAGTTCCGAAGCATCTTGCTGACGACTGGCCCTTTAAATAAAAGAAAGGAAGAACTCATGACATTTGAAGAACGTGTTGAAACAGCCGCCCTTGAGCGGCGGGCTGAACAAACCGCGATCCGTGTGCCGCTGCAAAAATTGACCCGCGACATGGTCAAAGCTGGGGAAGCCCTCTCTACGGGAGAGGCCCGATTTCTGGTGGACAGTTACTACACAATGCAAGAGGGGCGTATTCGTTCCAATAACCAGATCCGCGCACTTACGGAGTCTGGTGAGCCGCACGATATTCTACAGTGGTTGTCCGTTGAGAACCGCGTCCTTGAGGAAAGCATTAAACTGGCACTGGACATCTATTCCCTCACCCACCCGTTTGGTTCCAGGATGCGGAACG